TTTCAGCAATGTCTCGCTGAATGAACGCAAGTTAGTGGTTGTAGCATCAGTACGAGCTGCATCAGGAATGGTTGTGTATGAAGGATCACCACCACCAGTACCTTCGTTGGTATTGGTCTTCAAGAAGGCCAACAAAGCACCAGTCTTACGAGCGGCAGAGGTAGAACCAGCGGCAGCGGCTTGGTTAGCCAACATTGTGGCCTCCATGTCACGCTTAATTTCCGCAGATTTTTTAGCCATTTGATAGCTCAATTCTGAGCGGCGGCCTGCCTTGTCAACTGACTCCAAAGTGCCAGAGATCACAACATCTTTACGGCTAATCTGGGTGTAGTTGCCCAAACGAACTGTAGGAGTTGCAGCAGTGAAAGAAGTGATGTCATCACCCTCGATCTGTGCATTAGTTGTAACGGCACTGGCGAGGTCATCCGTTTGCCATTCAAAGAAAGTGTTGGTGACGTTCTCACGACCAACATTGCTCATAAATGGAGTCTCTTCTGGAGAGATCTGATAGATGACATTTGAAAGGTCCTCTCTAACGCCTTTAGCGTCAAATCGGGTGTATGTATTTGTAATAGCAGCCATGATAATTCCTTAGATGAATTTTTCGAAAAGGGATGCGGCATCTCTGACGCTTCCTGTTTGTGCAAGACGCTTTTTTGCGTTATTCAAATCACTGGACTTAGAACTTACATTACCTGCTGAACCTGGAGTGACCATCCTTGGTGCTTTTTTAATCTTCGCTTGGAATTCTGGACGCTTACTCATCATCTGGTCATATTTCCACGCTTTGTGAAGCGCCAATAATGCCCTTGAATCAGTGATCGTGTTCAGTTCCTGCTCAGAAAAACCCAAAATCTGTCCGTACTCCAATAAAGCCTTTCCTTCTGCTTTGGCCTTCTCAGGAGAATTCCACTCAGGGATTTTCTCTTTCAAACGGGCAGTTTCTGCCGCCAAAGTAGCATGAATATGCTTTTGTGCATCAGCATTCTGCAGTTGTGCGATCCTCAACTCTTCTGCTTGGATAGCGTATTTCTCTTGAAGTCTGCGCTGATGTGATGTCCATTGACGGGCATATTCAGTCGGGTCTTCAACTTCCAAACGATTCCAATCAGGCTCTGGAGGCTCGTACTGCTGCAACTTATTTTGCAATTGTCCTATTAATTGTGATGTGTATTCACGCTCTGCACGTACTTGCTGAAACTCAGACTCGACAATTTTGCGCTCTTCTGCCAGTTTCTGCGTTTTCCGTGTGTAGTCGGCTTCTCGTTGATATCCTCGGATTAATTCTTCCTTTGGGACTTCGATTTCTTTACCATCAACTTTGACGATAAACTTCTCATCCCTTGGAGCTTCCTCTTCGGACTCTTCCTCGTCACCTTCTACTTCCTCAGAAGATTCCAATGCTTCGTCTTGCGGCTCCGCACCTTCCACTTCCTCAGACTCAGATTCGGATTGCTCCTCCTCTGGTTGCGCCTCTGCACCAGTGTCAACACCCTCTTGGCTGTCTAGCATGGAAGCAAAGCTTTGCGCTGCTTGGTTTACTGTAATCGAACCGACTGCTTGTGCGTTATCGGACATATTTACCTCTTAGTTTAACAATCATTTGTTTGGGGGTCTTCCCCGTCTACGTACAAGGGCAACTTCTGCCATCTTGCCTGTATCCATGACAGAGCGTAGTTTTGATCGCAAGATGTCTATCGTGGTGAGAAGCAAATAAGCTTGTTCTCTGATAGGTCCTTCCATTAATTTGGAAGACCTGATCTCACGATAGCAGTCATCTTCAATTCGTTTAAGCATCTCATTGAGGAGTTCATCCTCAAGAAGTAACTTAGCTCTGTCTCCTCTTGCGAGGTTAATTTCTAGATCGTCCATTTACATCATTGGTTGAGGCTGTTGAGGCTGTTGGCTCATTGCGAAATCAGGATTCATTTCTGGACCTTGATTCATCATTTGGTCAGGACTCATTTGAGGACTCATCTGAGCTTGTTCCATTGGAGCTTGTTGACTCATTGCAGCTTGTTGACGGATAAATTCTCTATCTCTATTCATTGCGGCATTTATTTCCGCACTTTGAATTTGTACACCATATTTCAATTCTAGCTCATATCTACGCAAAATACCATCTTGCTCAACACGATCTCTTTCGCGGTCATCAGCCATGATCGCTTTTTCACGATCCAACTGTAGTTCAGCGGCTTTCTTCTGGATATCAGCTTGGATGGATTCAGCCTGTACTTTAGCCAGAATTTCCTCTGGAGAAGGTTGTGGTGGTGGAGACTCTGGTGGTGTCCAATCCGCTGGCAATTGAGCAAAGTAATTCTGAGAATCTTTAATACCTGCCAACTGCAACATCTTAGCCAAAGTGTTTGTGTACTGTGGTATTGATACAACAGGATTACTTGGACCTTGTTGGGCAATGATCTGCTCTTGTCGTGTGGCAACCTGAGTTAACAGGGCAACTCGCTCTTCAAGAGTGCCATCACCCACACCCACATTGACGATCACATCCATGTTTGCATCCCATGAACGTGGGTCAATTGGCACAAATGTATTACGCAAACGCACCATGCGTTCTTTGTCTTGGTTTTCTGTAATCAACTTCAAGATGCCAGTAAACAACTTACGCAAGCCTGTCTCAGCAAAGATACGGGCAATCATCTCAATGTGCTGATGAGCGGCATTCACAGTCGCAGAAACAGCGGCTTTGGTGGTGCTTTGCAGTGCATCTGCATCCAAACCAGAAGCGGCCTTGGAAATGCCAGTACGGGTCTGTTTAATGTCATCCAAGTACTCAAGCATTGGGAATGCTGCTTGACCAACAAATGGAGTTGTGAACGGCTGAACCATTCCTGGCGCTCTCATGCGGATAACTGCACCAACTTCAGTGTTCAGTACATCGTCCATGTTGGCCTGTCCCTCAACAATCGCAGTGCGAGGATTGATAGCTTGAGCCAAGGAGTCTAAGATGCCACGTTGGACATTAGATTTAATACGCTGAATGTCCATCACAACGTCAGCGGGACACATACCAAAGAATGTATGTGGCTCTGGATCTGGACAGAAGTCAGCAAATTGACGATCAGAAACGATCTCATTGCGAACAACTTTGTTGCCAGTGCCAATTGTGCAAATCCTACGCAACTCAGCAATGCCATCGCCATCAAAGTCTACCTTTAAGTAGCCCTCAATGTACATAAGACTCTTGCTAGATGGATCACCATTGTTAGCAGTGCTAATTACCGCAAAGGGGTTACGAGCTTGGTATTCTTCATTGTTGTCAAAGTCATTACCATTACCTGCCTCTTCAACCATTTCGTCATAGTCATAACCCATAGCGACTAGATCAGAAACAGTCTTCATGGTTCTGTGGCCTACAAAAGTAGCACCCTCAATGGACTTTGCTCTGCGGTCAATCAGGAACTCTTCAGGTGGTAAAGCCTCAATCTTTACTTTGCCAGATTTAATTCTGCGCTTGATCTCCACATCGTACAACATGGGGGGTGGAGTCATAATGCCTTGAGCTTCGTTTTGTGGCTCCATGCCAGGCATTGGGTATTCACGAACGGCAGAGATCTCAATATCTGGATCGCTAGTGAGCATCATCATGCTTTGTTCATCAAGCATAGAGAATGAATCTGCACGAACTTCAACAGACTCATCCCACCAGTATTTGATAATTCCACACTTGCGTACTAAAGCATCTTTGAATGCAGAGTGGAGAATCTTAAAGCCAGGATTGTCACGCTTCAGAATGAAGTCAACATAGTCGGTTGCTTGTTCCGCAGAGGCCACATCTTCAGGACCTTGGGGGGCAAACTCAACAACACGCTCTGGACCAAAGAAAATACGCATCAGGCTTGGCAAAATGCCTTGCACTGTATCGCGCACATCCATAGAAACTACTTGTGAACGTCCATCTTCTTCGTTGCCGAATGCCTGTCCATAATAATATTCAGTAGCCAATGCACGATTGCCACCAATGTCATCATCAATGAAAGAAATAGCATCTGTAATTTCAGCAGAAATAACGCCTTGCAGATCCTCTTCAGACATCACTTCATCTTCTTGAGCCTCGCCTTGTAAGGTTTCAGCCATCAACATTGGGTTATCTTGTTGCATTTTTAGTCCTTATCGAGTGCCAATGAGTGGCAGCAGTCCTTGAGATGAATTACCATATCCTTGTAACAAAGATGGAATGCCACCCATGTAATCTGGTTGAGTATATGTTGGCTGTTGCGCTCCAACTACGCCTTGTTGCAATGCTTGTGGTTGAGAATTACTTGTTGACTCAGTTGGTTTTCCAACTCTAGCGGCCTCAAAAACAGAAGCGGCAGTTGGATCATCTTGGTTTAAAGCAGTCAACCCCCTACCAACACCAGTTTGCTTAAAGCTATTCATGGCATAGTCGCCAAGTGTTGGAGTACTTGAAGACGAACTAAGAGAAGAGATTAAGGCTGAAAGTAGTTCACCCATATCAATCGTCCTCGTCTTCCATCTCGTATTCTGTCTTAGCCATCATCAACATATTCTGCTGATTCTTGGTCATCTTTTTGGTGATAGGACCACCAGATAACCATGCCGAACAGGTACGCTCACCTGCACATTTAAAGTCAAACAGTTCGCAATAACCCAGATTAGCCGCACCTTGGACATCTTTGGCATAGCCATCAGTCTCTTCATCAATGCCTTTTAGGATGCAATCCATCATCTCTGGAGTCTGAATAAAGGCAGCGCAATTGCCGCATCGCATCTCTTGAACATCATCTAGAGATACATCCCACATATCAGCAAGGTTCTGCCAGTACTCTTCGTTTTCCTCTTCAGGATTGGCAGGACCATAGTCAACATTCTTGATCGCCCAATTGCGAGCCTTCAGGTTGGCCTTGATGTCATAGGTTGCGATAGGGCATTTCATAATTACCACTTTACTTTGTTTGCCCAATATGCAGCACTCATCTTGCCTTTGGCAATGTTCTGAGCATGACGGGCTTTGAATGCTTCGTTTCTCTTAGATCCATCTGGACTACCAGAAACACCTTGTTGACCAAAGCGAATTAATTTTACTTCGTCACCAGATTTAGCCAATACTGCATGGCTTTTCTTTGGGTGGTTAGGAGTTTTCTTTGGTTTGTTATAACCAGAAAATTGCTCTGAACCACGCTTAATCATTTTTTCTTAGCAGTCTTAGCCGCTTGTTTAAAGTCTTTGGCAGTAGGAGCGCCCTTAGTGCCAGGCTTACGCATCTTTTCCTTGGAGCCAGCTTTTATGCGCTCTTGTTTGGCATTGATGTTGGCATAGAGACCTGGTTTCATTTCTTGCTCCGATTAGTAGCGGTTCTAGATCCACGCTTGGGCATAGCACGGGCTTCGCTCATTGCAATCGCAACGGCTTGGTCACGGGATTTAACCTTTTGACCAGAAGAAGACTTGAGCTTCTTGTCTTTGTACTCACCCATGACTTTGGCAATTTTTTTAGCAGCTTCATCCATTTTCATAGAAATCTCCAGAAAGGTTGCACAATAGTACCATATTGTGTTAAACAAAAAAAGAGCTACTTATTAGGTAGCTCAAAGTGGCAACGGCAATCAGACAAGTCCTCGGATTAACCTTTTAATCGGCTTGCCCCAAGAATTGTTTGATCCCCATGAGATGGTGGCGGCATCTGAGGCAAATGTCAACACAAAAGCATCAGCCATGTCAGGAGATTTCAATCCTCTCCTGCGAATATCATCCTTGGACTCAATCTTGATCTTGCCGTTAGATGTAAAGGTGTACCGAACTGTTGCAAGTTCTCCGATTAAATCTTCGTTATTAGGGATCTTACAGTCTCTTTTCTCTAGCCAAGCCTTGGCTTTGTGCCACAACTCCGCTCTCAGGTTTAGATAAGTACCGCCCATAGCAGGACTTTCGGACACATTAATTCCCCTAGCGGGAAGCTTTAGCTCTCTGAGTCGGTCAACAACACCAGCTCCCAGACCAATAGAGTCAACCAGAATCTCCGCAGGTCTATTCTTGTGGTCACAGGCTTCGTACTGGGCCACCACCGCACCTGTTAACTGCATCAGGTCTAGATTCCTCCACCGCTCTAGGGTGTGGACAACATTAGATTGACGCTTACACAAAACTGACGAATCAGAACCAAATCGGGCTACGTCCAGTCCCCAAACTATAGGAGCATCTTCGTAGGCTCTTGTGTCTCGATGTTTGGCAGATTCAAGTAGTTCCATAGGAATGATGGTGTCATCATCACTACGGGGGAACTCTCCTAGAACACGTATCCGATAGGCATTAGATTCCTCGCCATAGCGGGATTTCATGTCTTCTACGTATTCTTTACTGACACGGGTAGAGTCAATACAGGACACCCGTCTAGTCCACCATTCGTCTTTCAGGCGGTTATGCGTCTCAAAGAAAAAGCCAGAACTACGTACAGGGTTGCCCAGAAGAATCGTCAGGGCGTTATGACCAGACATAGAACCTGCAGCGGCCTCAAACACTGCTTCAGGAACGCCAGAAGCCTCATCAGCTACCAACATGACGTTATCAGAGTGAACACCTTGTAGGGCTTCAGGTTGTTCTGCTCTAGATGTTCTAGCAGAGATAAACGCCTCAGTAGCACTTGCCTTTAGCTCAATCCTCTCTTGTTTGACATCAAGTAGCTCTTGGATAGGTTGGGGTAGTTCTTTGACCCATCTCTTTAGTTCAGCAAACAAAGCATCATAAAGTTGGGCAGAAGTAGGGGCAGTCACCACTACTTTGACGGGATATCTGGTAAGTAGAAACCACAACATCGCCCAAGAAGCGGTTGTTGACTTACCAACCCCGTGACCAGACCTGATACTAATCTTTCGTTCACCAGAGGCTACAGCGTTCAAGAAGTCTTGCTGCCACTCATCAGGTTCTACTCCAAGTACCTCTTTGACGAACAGAACAGGATCAGTCCTATAAAGGGTGATGAACTGGATAAAGGGGTTATTCATTGTTTTCCAGTGTTGTCACTTCTTGGACTTTACCCATGTGCTTTAGAGCTTGTAGGTGGAGGTCTCCCAAACTGATATTTACTTGGGTTTTAGCAGTGTCTCCATAGTTCTCAGGATCTAACTTAGAGGCCATCCACTTACGGGTATCGACCTGGAGTCTAGCTTTGTTTACTCCACTGTTACTTGTCTCATCAGCCTCATCCGCAATCTCTAGAGCCTCTTCAGCCAGTTTCTCAGCCTTTAACTTTCTCGCCTTCAGGACCGCATCCCTACGCTCATCAGTATGGTTTATCCAGAAAGACAACATAGGTCTAGAACACTCTATGAACTCAGCCAAGCGTCCAATAGTCATTCCTTGAGAGATATGAGCGGTAACGAACTCTATCCCTCCCAGACTCTCTATCTTCTTCTCCAACGCTCTCCTCATAGGAAACCCTGCCATATCTTCTCCTTGATTTAATGTCTACAAATTCTAAACTATAAAAAAATTTTTTGGAGGACTCTTTTATTCCTGATAGGGGGTGGGTGGGGGTCTTGGCTCTAATCTATAGGGGGATATGTGATTTGATATGTGTTTATGTCCCCTGCCACACCGCCCCCTCCATTTATCGATAGGGGGGGTAAACCCTTACTGGTAAACCCTACCCTTACGTAGAAACCCTTAAGGGTAAACCCTAATGATAGTGAGCGCCCACTAACTTCTAGATGCGAATGGTTCTCATTTAGATCTGTAAATGCGAATGATTCCTATTCGCGTCTCACTCGCGCATTGGGTGTAAATGTATCGGTCTCTAAAAAGTTTCTATATCTAGGTTTTCAATCCATGCTTATCAATGGCTAGCTTATCCGTTCCCCTTGCGTTCCCTATACGTTCCCCTTATCTATCCCTTACTACATTAGGATCCCTTGCATTGGGTTGGCCCTTCTTTTCTTTTCTTAATTGTAGCTACAGAATCAAACCATATCAGGGTTATCCCTTAAGGGTTTAAAGATCCTAAACCTAGGGTTTGCACCTACTGTTTTTTTCTTTTCTGGTGCTACTATAAATGCACGTTCAATCGGAACGTATCAATAAATAGGTGTCAATATGGAAATACAAATTGAAATCAAACGGGTTTATGGCAATGTTGTTGCATACCCCTTATGCACCCAGGCTAAGATCTTTGCATCTATAGCGGGAACGTCTACCCTTACATCAGCAAACCTTAAGCGCATTCAGGCTTTGGGTTATTCCTTCGTTTGCAAAACCTATGACATTCAAGAGGCCATGCAATGAAAACAGTGATCATTGAGGCCATTTTTGGCATTGTGCTTTTTTGCGCTGCGCTGGCATTGATGCTGGCTTACTTTGACGTTTTGGTTAAATAAGGGGATCAACATGGAACATATCGAATTTACGGGCCGTAAACCTTCTAAGGTTCAAATTAATGCAAAGCTTAAACCGCTATTGAAAACGGGTGAAACCTTTATTCAGATCCAATGGGGTGAAAATCAGATCACATTAGAGCGATTCGGGGCACATGGGCATTGGATAGGTAGCGGGTGGATCAAGGGTATATCAGGCGATGATCTATCTAAGGAATTGAATAAACCGATTGTGAGGGCTTAATTATGTGGTGGACAGAATCATTGGGCCGTATAGAGTTGAAGATAACTAAAAAGCAAGCGGAAAGCTGCAGCCACCCAGGGCAATGCGATAGTGACGTTGAAGCTTTAAAGCTTAACCCGTCAATTGCCCGTCAACTTAAAAAGCTAGATCCCGCCATTGTTTCAGCTTGTCTTAAGGAATACGGGGCATGGAATGAAACAGAGCTAAAAGATCATAACGAAAATTTAACTAGGCTTTTATGGGTGGCTTGCTGCGATATATCCGAAGGCAATATTTAACTCAATAGGTGTTCAAAATGCTCAAAAAAATGCGCTCAAGGTTCCGCTCTAGGTGTTCACAATCCCAGGCTGTAATTAATGTTGGGGATTGGATCCTATTCGATACAGCCACTAAAAAGGCCATATTGGAACCCGATTCCGACTCTATAACCTTTTTTGGTGAACATGGCCCCAATACGTTCTATCGGAACAAAAAAGGCCGCTGTATTGATGCCCCTTGCTGTGGGTGTTGCACAATCTAATTTTCTTTTTCTTTTGTAAATAGGTGTTAATTATGAAAATCATTCCAATTGTCCCAATGACAAAAAGCCAGGCTGCTATAGCTTGCGGTACTTTAACGTCAACAACAAAAATGCCATGTAAATCCTACAGTTTGCCGACCGAAGCTTGTCAAACTGGGTTCAAAATGGCCCAACTTGAGGGTTCTATTTGTTCTATGTGCTATGCCGAAAAAGGCTTTTATAAAATGTACGCGAACAACATTAAACCCGCTCAATTTTCCCGTCTAGATAGTATCAACGGGGAATTTTGGGTTTCTGGCATGGTGTCCCATATTGGAAAAGATCCTTTTTTCCGCTGGCACGATAGCGGGGATCTACAAAACCTTGAACACCTAGAAAAAATTGCAGATGTATGCCATGCAACACCCAACACAATGCATTGGTTACCGACAAGGGAATACGGGACAATTAAGGAATTTATTGCAAAGCATGGAAAAAATAGCATTCCCAAAAATTTGATTATCAGATTGTCGGCTATGTACCCCGACAAGCCCGTACAAATACCCGCAAGCTTGCAAAACGTGCCAGGCATAACCGCTTCAAACGTGCATACAAAAACCCCAACTGGAACACCATGCAAAGCACCACAGCAAAACGGGGCTTGTCTTGATTGTCGGGAATGCTGGACAAGCAAAGTTATCTCTTACGAACTACACTAAAAGGCCAAAAAATGACAAATAGAAAAGTAAAAAAACCCGCTGTTCACCCTAAAATTTTGAATGATTTTATGGTTTATCAAGGTATCAATGACATAAATTCCGTTTTTGGGGCTTTAACTACCCTTGAAGCATATATAAACAGCGATAAATTTCAAAAATATCAAGCATCAATGGCAATTGATAGCATTCGGGCCACGTTATGCGCTGGAACGCAAATAATTGAGGAATGGTTTGAAATTGAGGAACCCACAGAATGAAAACGGGCGCTGTAGGTGTTATCACAAGCGAAAATGAAACCCTTATGCAAATTGATTGTGTCATTGCTGGAATGATTTTTTGCCATGCTTTGCACAATCCCAAAATGCAAAAATGCTGCTATATCGATGAATTCTGGGTTTTAATCGATAGCATTTAAAGCATTCCCGAAAATTCCCGCTGTAATATGCGGGTTTTTTTGAGAGTGTTTTTGAAGTGAGTGCTTACATTCCAAAGATCAATTTAAACCGCCTAGAATCGGTTTTTGTGGTTTCAGGCATAGTTGGTATGCACTAGGCAAAAAAAGCGCTTAAAACGGGTTTTAATGGCCTTCTAGGTGTATTTTGGAATTGTGTCTCATGCGCTGTTTTAACTTCTAGCGAAGTGAGTGCTAACTTACATAATTTTGCGAAGTGAGTGCTAACTTACAAAAAATTAAGGGTTTACCCTAATAAATGGTGTTTTACAAAAAAGTGCCATTTACTATTTACAAACTCAAGTTAACCAATTTTTAGAAACTCAAAGTTTTTGAAACTTTTGAAATTAGAAAGCATTTTCATTTTCAGATTGGTTTTCAAATAATCTCTTAATAGTAATATTTAGAGCATCAAGCTCGTCCATTTTCTTTATATGCCACATTCTCTTTTGACCATGCCATCCTAAAATAGAATTAGTATGGCAGTCTTGACATAATGCTATACAGGTATATTGAAGACCTTGCTTGTAATGATGGGCTTCTGATGGTCCTGATTTATCACATACTGAACAGGGAAGCATCTTTACTCTAGCAAGATGTAGTCTTTCCTTTGCGTTCAGTTTGTTGTTCATTGGGTTGCCCTGACTTCCATTCTTGCTGAGTACTGGTTGGTTCTCCACACCTCCACCCTTGCTTGGGCAGCGGTCATCAACCAACGATACTTCTCTTCTTTCTCCACAGCAGCTCTAATGCCTTCTAGGATTTCTATGTACTCTTCATGGGCATAGGCAAAGGTTTCCTGTTTACCCAAGACTTCCGTCCCTGCCTGGCTCATCAGGTGAGCCTTCTTTGACTTGCGGAACTCCTCCAAGTACAGGCGATCCGCTTTCGCTTTTGCGTACAAGGGTGCGGTATCGATCAAATACTGAATTGCTTTGTCGGGGCTTATCTGGCTCTCCATGAATCAATCTCCAATGTTTTTCTGCTAAACGTCTGATGCCTTCGGACAAAGAACCATTCCCCGCCAAGGTCAATGCCTGTTCATGAATAGGCGCTACCCTTGCTCGGATAGTCCTACCCTCTTCGCTGATCTTCTTCCGACCAGCGCCCTTTCTGGAGCCGCCACGTTGTTTCATGGCTTGAATTATAGCTACAGAATCAAATTCTTTGTAATACGAATCTGATCGTTTCGCCATCATCCTCTTGAAAAACAACTTCAAAGTCTGCTTTGTAGATGTTCCTGAAGTCGGACATTGGGGTCTTGCCTACTTGTTTCTTGTACTCATTCTGAGATAGAAACACCAATTGCTCCAGTTGGATAATCCTTGTGTGGCTTGGATCACCATAAGCCCAGACTGAGTTTCTTGATGGACAAGTCGCAAAGAAGTATCCATTTGGTTTAAGTAGTCTCCAGAACTCTGAGAACTGGGCAAAGAATAGTTTGTAGTCACCCTGTTGACCAAGATGCTCTAGCACCTCGTAAGCATGGATTTCGT